ACCCGGTGACCACTGAGACTTCGTGAAGTCTAACCTGGGTGAGTGTGCGTTCCATGCCGTCTTCGCTCCACTTGTCGCCCTTAGGTGGGACAGTAAACCCGAAGGACATTGAGGAGACGTCGCCTCGCTCAAGCAAAATGCTGAGGTCGCGCCCGTCCGTGGTGTCTGGTAGGTCAGCTTCAACCAAAAGGCCTTTCTCGTCCTCAGTTAATCTGAGGGTGCCGGCTCGGGTTGAGCCGAGGACTCGGTCCATGTTGTGGTTGACGAACATCTTGATTTCGTTACGTGAACGCAGTGAACGTTTGAATGCGCCCGGTGCGATGCGCTCGATGAACGGAAGCGGTTCGCTAGGTGAATTAAACACTGCGGCGTAGCCCCTGAAAGACATCTTCGGGCCGCCTTCTTCGGTGGCTCTCATCTCGATTTCGCTGAAATCGGCGACTCGGACTTCGAGGTTTTTCTTCATGTCTGTGCCCTTCATTGTGATGGACCGCGGTGATTCTTCCTGCTCACGGTCTAGTCGGTCGACCACGCCCTGTGCGTAGTCTGCTGTTCGTTGTGCGGCTGTTTTTGACCCGCCGCTGCCCCACAAAAGGTGAGCGACCAGGCCAGGACCCGGGTATTCTGGGTCATTTGGGTTTGTGTTCTTTGCTGCGTCTAAATCAACCATATGTCTGGCAACCCACGGGGCGATACGTCGCCATTTGTCCTCTGAGATGTTGCCGTCAGCCATGTCGCGTGCTTCGCGTAGAGTCTTCTCAGTTAGCCCGTCACCACCGTGGCCTTCGGCGTTAAGTCTGAGTCCACGTCGTGCGGCGTTACGCATAAAAGCTGGAGCGCTAAGGTTGACCTGGCGCACTTCTTCGTCAGCTTGCCAAGCGTTGCAATAATGGTCGCCAAGGACGTAATCGTCCCAACGTTCGCACCAGGCTTTGAGGCCTTCAGCGTCTTCCATAATATTGCTTTCGTCATAAAAGAAGCAGTTACCGCATGCGCGGCCTTCAGGGACGTCAGCGGAGAGGCTTGGTCGGTAGTTGTCAGGTAGGACGCGGTAAGCCATTGGTCGGCGTTTCTTCTTCTTACGTTCGCCACCTGGTTCGATGTCTTCTTCGATTGAGACTGCGACCATTTGGTCGATAGCGTCCTGTTTGGAGTTATGGCACCCAATCACAGTGCCGTCTTCTTTGATTGTGGCCCAGCCGTTGCAGTCGTCAGCTTCGTCAGTAATAAAATAAGGCATTAGTTGTACTCCGCCAACCAGGAAATCGTGGCAGGTCCGGTGGCGGAAGCGATAGCATAGAGTGCATCGCCTTGGCCGAGGTCCAAATCGACATGGTCCTGTTTTGCCAAACGCAAACCGGTTGAGGCTGTTATCCCATCGGGTCCGATGTAGACCGTTTCGGTGTTGTCATGAAGATGCAAGTGTATGGTTGCCGCAGCACCAAACGGGCCAGCAAGTTTAACCAAAGCGGTGCCTACAGAGGTCTGACCAGTTTCCATTGCCATTAGTTAGCTCCATAGACTGATTGTGGGTCTGCCGGGTTAAGGTTTTGGACTTGTTGCAGCTGGGCGCTAGGTACGCCGGTGTGTGTCATGCCTGGGAGGTTCATCGCGGCTAGGACAGCAGCTGGTTCGAAACCGGCTTTGACAAGGCGCTCGGCCATGTCCACCTTGATTTGTGTCTCAGCCAGGTTGGCTGCGCTCAGGTCGATGTTGGCCAGTGGGACTCGGTAGACTTCGCCACCGTCGACCGGTGCCAAATCTTCCAGACGTCGCACGTCATCCACTGAGTAGAAACCTGCTTGCAAACCGGTTGAGTAGCCTTGCACTCTTGTGGTGTAATCGCCGCGTAGGAGCCCGTCAACGTTGAACTTGATGAAAGCACCACCAGGTAGCAGTCTTGAGTAGGCGTCTTCGATTTTGACCAGGTAAGGGCGCAGTGTGTGAATTACGAAATTGATTGAGTTCTGTTCAACTGAGGAGTAGCTCATCGCGCCCGGAGTTGTCACGCCAATCATTGCAGGCGGGACTCGGAAGATGCGGGCCATTTCTTCGATTGCCAGTTTGCGAGATTCTAGCATCTGGGCCTCGTCAGGTGCCACACCTGTTTTTACGTATTTGGCACCAGCTGAGAGCAGTCCAGGTCGGTGGCTCTTGCGGTAGCCTGAATGTTTGGAGTCAAAAGAATCGACCAGGTTCTTGGCTTGTTCGGAAGTCAGTTGACCCGGAACTTCGATGATGCCTGAGGTGACAGCGCCTTGGCCGAAGAAACGTGAAGCGAAAGATTGGAGTGCAGCAGAGAGACCGATTGCGTCTTTGAGTTCCTCGACTCTTGAAACACCGCGCAGTTGACCTGGGCGTTTAATCTCAGTAATGTGGAGCATGTCGCGTGAAGGGATGTCGCCACCGCGGCCGCCGTCGTAGCGGTAGACGATTTCGCCGTTAGGGTTGCGCATAATCTCGACCTTGGTAGGGTCAAGCACCACAAGATTGGCTACGTCGCCGCGGCCGTCTCTAAAGACTCGGGTGAATGAATTGCCGTCTAGTAGTAGACTGACCAAAAGTTGTTGGTAGTGCTCGCTGCGAAGAAGCTCGACATCGGGGCGCAAAACCCAGTCCGGTGTTGGCCTGAATGGGCGTCGGTTGCCCTGCTCTCTAAAATAAGCATCAACTGGCAAGGTGGAAATCGTGTCTGAGATAAGGAGCACACAAGAATAGAAAGCGCTTACACGCAAAGCGGTGTCTTCATTGACAACTGTGCCGGATTCGGTTGTGAATGCGAAAACGTCACCAGCGCCCCAGATAGACTGGAACGAGATACTTCTTGATTCGTCAGAGTCGAATAAACGTCTGAGCATTATTGGCCTCTCTCATCGGCTACGCCGAAAATGATTAGAAATGAACCGGCTGCTATTAACCCGAGCGAAAGGTTGTAGATTCCGAGCCCGGCGGTCACGGAAGTGGCGCCCAGGATTTGCAGGATTGTTGCTCTCATTTGACTCCTAAACGTCAAAAAACATTGGGACCGGCGTTTCAACCTGTCGGATGCTGGTGGCTCTGTCGAAAGCGATAACAGCAGCTACAGCCGCGTCAATCTTGCGAATCGAAGTCTTGTGTTCTTTCACAATCCTCGGGCCAAGCCTATCGTTCTTAATAACGCAGTTGCTTAAATGACGCGCTAGAAGAGGGTCACGCGCGTGGGTCAACGTTGCTTGTGAGACGGAGTCGTAGAACTTCGCACAAGCTGGCACCATGCGGGCCGGGCTGGTGCTCGCGTACTCAACAATCGGAAGGCCGCGGTCTTCAAGGGCCTGCATCGACCTTTGCCAACGGTAAGGGTCGCATGCAACCTCGATGACTTTGTAGCGACTACAGAAATCAAATATCTCGTCTTCTACCTCTTGCGAGTCAACTCGCCAATCGATAGGGTCGTGTGGTTGTTTTTCCCAAGCACGCACCAAGAAAATATGTGGCTGTGCTTCAACGGTTGCACCTACCAAGACAGTGGCGTCGCCACTGAACGAGCCGTCAAAACCGAGCACGATAGGCACTTCTGGGTCGAGTTCGCGTTCAACAGTGAGCGCATCCCACGAACCGTGAGGCAGCCAAGCGAACTGAGCAGACACCCACTGGTTGCAGCGTTTCGTGCGAAACTCCGCCTCAGGAGTGCGTTTCACTGAGCTTTCAAAATCAGCAGGGTCGTTCAAATCACCGAAACCAGGGTTGGCTGTGCGCCACACCTCAAGGTCGTGGTGGTTGGCTTTCTGTGGTGCTTCCCACCAAGCCATGAAGAAAGAAGGGTCATCGACTTCGCCACGGGCCACCTTCTGCCCGTACTGGTAAAGCCTAAAACAAATGGACTCCTGACCAGTCGAGTCGGTCTGCGTGCCAGCTGTTGAGATTGCTAAAAGAAGAGGGTTGCGCCTTGCAGCAGAACCAAGTTGCAGAACGTTGTAAAGTTCATCGGTCGGTGAAGCATGCAATTCGTCAAAAATCACAAGATGAGGGCTGAGGCCTTCTTTCGTGAACGCCTCGCTTGAAAGGACTCGGTAGACCGATTTGGTGCTTACGACTTCAATGGCATCACGGTAAAGCTTCACGTGCTCCATCAACTCAGGTGACTGCTCAATCATCGACTTCGCGGTGCCGAACACAATGCGAGCCTGCTCGCGGTCTGCGGCCGCTGAGAGAACCTCACCACCAGCAGGGCCAAGGAACAGCGAACTGAGCGCGATACCTGAGCCTAGTGC